CTTCTTCTAGGGTCTTTCGTCCCATGTCTTCAATCTTGTTTTGGAATCGCTGCATGCCAGGGAATCGCCTATCAAAAGCGTTAGATACAGAACGCATCTGCTCTTCAGGAACACCAGCAGTAAGAGCCTGCTTTGCAATACCAGCGCCATATAGACGTCCGTAGACAACACCCTTAATAAGAGCACGACGCTTATCGGACTTCTGCATGGAAGGTTCGTTATATATTTCCCTACCGATTTCAGTAAACGGGTCTGAGCCAGTTGCGTCTGCACGCAAGAACAGTTGAATAAGATTAGGGTCTTCCGAAAGAGATGCAAACATACGAAACTCGACCTGATCTAGGTCAGAAGTAATGATTATGTGGTCATTGTCTTTAGGAAGGAACGCACGGCGGACAGTGTCGTCTCCCTTGGGAAGAGTCTGCAGAGCAGGGTTCTGGATAGACATACGCCCAGTGCGAGCGCCCATTGTGTTTATGGAAGGGTGGACAAAACCGTTTGTGTTGTCATTTATAAAGTTTAGGAAGTAGGTGCTAGCAAGCTTTCCGGCTTTACGGTAGTTCAAAGTTGTCTGAGCGAGTTGTTGTACCTCTGGGTTGCCGTCTCTAACCAACATCTTCATCTGATCCGCTGAGGCAGACTTTTGGCCAGAGTTTGTGTACTCGTAGATTTCTCCACCAAGCTCTTCTATTTTTCTTACTAATTGCTGATTGCTTCCAATAGAGAGGTTGTAAGTATCTAGTGCCCATTGTCGAACTTGATCGGTGTAGGCCTCTAGCTCGTCATACTTTTGTTGAGAATATTCAAGGTCTACTCTTGCTCCATTTAGTTCCATCTGCGTAGCAATACGCCTCGTGTTCATCTCAAGCTCATAGGTATAGCTGTAAGGCCTGCCTGGAGCGCAGTCTTCCCAGAACTGGTGAAACAGTCTCATTGTTAGAACGGTGTCTAGAGCTCCATATGCCCAGTAGGGCTGAAATAGGTATGGAACCGTGCCCCAAGTCCACCCATTGTCCGAAAGTCCTATATCTAGCTCGCTTTGCAGGTAGGCAGCAAGCGGGTCAATTTTTTGCTCAGTTAGGGTCTTCAACGCACCAGAGCCAAGCGGATCGATAATCTTGGCCATAATCATGGTGTCGTGGGCTTGGTGCCAAGGAATTCTCCAGTCGGAGTGGAGAGCAAACCATTTAGCTTCAAACGCGATGTTGTGGCAAACTATCGGGCCCTTAAAGTTTTTCATTCCTTCGTAGAAGACACCCTTCCACTTATCCCAAGGAATAGACCAGCCGTGCTGAGCGTCACCTACCTGTACGAGACGCAGTTGACCGTGCCAAGGAGATAGTGCATCTGCACGCTTATTTCCCGGTAACTCTCCGGTTTCGGTGTCGATTGCAATGGCATTTAGTGGACGCCGCTCACCTAGCCAACGAACAAAATCATTCGCGGTCTCTAAGCTATCAACTAGAGTGAATTGAACTCCATCTAGTCCGTTTGTCATTTAAGTCTTTCTTCGTCGTTAAGGAATTATCTCATAGTTGTAGACTTCAGCGATACTTTTGTCTACTTTAGCTGCCTCCTGCATCAGCCGCTGAGCGACACTCGTTAAATAACGAGCACCATTTTCATCATATTTATAAAGAGCATCTAGTACCGCGTCTGCTTTCTCACTTATCTGAGCCCAGTGGCGGTACTTCTCCGGGAAAACTAAATCGATCATGTCATCTGGCTGGCAGAGCTCGCAAGGAATAGCTCCTGGCTCCAGCTGAGTGTTTGACTTTTCGTTGAGGCCGTACTTTTTGACTAGAGAGCATGCGGCACCGTGGAAGACGAGGGAGACGCCAACACGGGAAAGAATGTATGAGCCGGACTCGGTCTGGTAAAGCTCAAACTCAATCCAGCGCACCGCACCGCGCCTCTGTGATGTTGACTTCGCAAGGAGTTTGCCGTTGAACTGAAGAGTTCTGTCCCCGTCTTTAACTTCTAGCATTACGTCGTTCCTTCTAACGTAGCTATTCTAGCTTCTAGCTGGGTATTCTTTTCGGATAGTTCTTGAATAGACTTTATTAGATATGGCAAAAGATTGATGTACTCCAAACTTCTAACGGGGTCAGTTGCAAAATCTCCTTCTGCCTCGGGGTCGCTTAATCTGTGGACAAGGAATACTTCGTTTTCAGAGAAAACATTAGAAACTTCTTGGGCAATTAAACCGGGAACTCTTAAAGGGTTGGCTTCGTCGTTTGCCCATTTAAAAGTTACTGGATTAAGTTGATTTACCTGCTCTAAAGCATTTTCAATTTGTATTATGTCAGTTTTTAGCCTACCGTCAGACGTAGTCGGGACTAGAAATCCTCCAGAGTTTCGATTTACGGTAAAACTACCAGTGCCCGTATTTGTCCAAACACTCTGCCCTAACCTTTGAGTAGAGTAAACACCGTCAGCGCTAAAGCTAACATCAGCACTTATAGCAGAAGCGCCAATAGTTAGTGTCGCCGTACTTTGGCCTTGAAGAACCATTCCACTAGATCTTCCCTCTATATATCCTCTACGAGTTCCGGCTTCATAAAAATCTACGGAATTAGTGGAACCGGTTAATTGGACTCTTTTAGTTCCAGAAGAAGTTCTAATGGTTCCACCAGAAACAGCCCCAGAAACTGACAATGTTCCCGCCACTTCGACACTATCTAGATAGGACACACCGTTCGAGTAAAATCTGAAGGCAGTGTTTCCTAAGCCATCTGAAAAAGAGACAATTCCCGGGTTAGGGTGGTTAGCACCTCTAATTTCGATTCGCGCTGAGCCAGCGGGACCTGTTTTTATTAGGTTAGACAACGTAAGGTCAGACTCAAGCTTGGCAGCAGTAACGGCGTTAGCTTCAATTTTGTCTGCAGTAATTGCGTCAGCAGCGATTTTCACTGCAGTAATAGAGCCAGCGTTAATTTTGTCTGCGGTGATTGCGTTAGATTGAATTTTGTCTGCTGAAATAGATCCAGATGCGATGGTGGCTGCTGTTACAGCATTAGCTCCAATTTTTCCGGCAATAACAGAGTTAGCAGCAATCTGATCCGCCCCGATGGCATTAGCAGCAATAGCAGCCTGAACAACGACGTCATTACCAAACAAGTTAGATGCGTTAATTGCACCGCTTGCAAGAGCTCCCGCAGGAACAACGCCTCCGTTAAATGGCCAATTGCTTAGAGCTGAATTTACAATGTCCGCGTCAACTAGGGGGGATACTTGAGCAGAGACAGCGCCGGAAGGATCGCTTTCAAATCCTGAAGTGTTTACAATAGTTATTTTTATGTAATACGTTGTGTTATAGGTTAAATCAGTCAGAACATCGAAGCCACCGTCGCTACCCCACACTCGTACAGACTTTGCAAGATTGCTCGACGAGGGGGTAAAAGACGCTGAAGATGTAGAAACATAAATTTTCAATAAAACTACGTCTTCTGGAGCAGGAGCCGTTGTAGCCGGTCCAGTTTTTAAGTTTCCGTCCCACGTTACAGTGATTGTTCCTAGTCTGCTTGTTGCTACTGGGTTGGTTGGCGGATAAACGTCAATATCACCAGTTAACTGATCTGTAGTGTGGGTGGCCGTGGCAGCTGTAGAGTCTTGTAGGCCGCTATCGTAGGCATACAACTCAAAGTAGTAAGTAGTTCCCTGCTCTAAAAGAGCGTCATCATCAAAAGTGTAGCTAGTCGCGCTTGGGTTTCTTACGTCCTTCTCTCTCCAGTCTTCAGAAACGCTTCTACGCCAACGAATTCTATAGCCAAGCAAATCCGTGAGAGCCTCTCCTGCTGCAGTCAAAGTAGGCGCTGTCCAAGAAAGAGTTACTTTAGAATATGGAATGTATTGAGTAGTGCTTACAGATGGGACGTCCGACACACTCAAACTAGTTGGGGGAGCTGGAGGATCTCCATCTTGAGCGGGGCTAGAAACCGTAGAGTAGTCAACCCAGCGGATGCCGTCCCAGTAATAGATTTTGTTGTTGTTGCTGCTTGCCCAAGTCGAGCCTTCTGGCAGATACTCCCTAGCTACCGGGAAAACATAGACATCGGCTGCGGGGGCAGTTGCTGAAACGGGAGTGTCTACACCAGCACTCAGTGTATAGACAATCGTGTTACTGGTTACAGAGTCAATTTCAAACAGACCGTCTACGCCGTAAGCACGAGAGTCTTCTACAAAAATATCGACAAAAATGATGTCACCAGCCACAAACTTATGGTTAGCATTCATAGTGAGCGTGACCGTAGTGGCGTTAATTTCGTAAGTATCTACAAGACGCCGAGTCTGCAATCTCTTTCGAGTGCTCCAGGTTGGCGGTGCGACCGTGTCTGGCTTAAACGAGTAAGTGTTAGTAATAGTTACGCCACTAAGCTGGTCATTAGTTGGGTCGTGGTCATAGCTGTCCCGCCCGGTCCATGGAGGGGTGTCAGTTTCTTTTACCTCAAAAGTGCCGTCTACATCAATATCTTCTGTGGAAGTTCCGTGGATACCACTTACCTCTATGGTCTCTCCAACAGCCGCACCCAAATCAGCTTCTAGATAGATTTCTACTCGGTCTTCAGAGAGCCCTGTCAGCTTTTTAGGGTAGATGTATGCATCTTGAACTTTCCTAAACTGGGCGGGGGCTGATGCGCTAACTACCGTAGATGGCGTAACTCCAGGGGGTGCAATGGTGACCGCAGCCTGTATCTCACCTGAAGATAGAAGATTTATCGGCCTAAGTTCTACATCTCGGATGCGTTGATCAAACCTACCCATTAGGGTAGTAAGTTTTCTACGACGTTTTCTAGTCCCCATTGAAAACCTTCCCATCTTGACTTACTGCACCGGTTAGAGATGCAAAAACTTGAGCTACTAGTTCTATACTTACTTCTTCTGGGTAGCTAGGAGTGTCGGGCACTGAAACACTAAAAGATAAAATCTTACGGATTAGGGCTCCACTGTCGGAAAAGAAGTCCTGCTCGTAGTTACTCTGAGCCCTCAAGGTTACAAAATCATCATTCAAAATCACAGAGCACCAGTCTCCTGGATTGTAGGTCCCGACTTCTGGATTTGCAGACCCATTTACTGTTATGACAAAGACGCCAGAAGGGGGAATTGAGTCTTTCATTAGCTGAACCGCGTGCCTCCACAAAACGGTTTCGTCGCTACTATCTATGTCATCAACCTCGTCAAGAATAGGCCAACCTTGCCTAAGAAGTTTGTAGTTTGTAGCTGATGAGTAGGGCTGGCTAGCATCGGAACTTAACCTAGAATCCTTACCTTGTACAAAAGTTCTAGAGGCAGAATCGTCGGCAGTCTCCTCAAACTGAGCCTCCAAAACGTTTCCGGGATACTCAAAGATAAAGTTATCGGCACCATACACACTGGGAGGAACTTGATTTCCGTCTACGCCATTACTGTCCATATATGTTTGAACTTCTGGCGGAACCACCGGGATCACTTTAAAGTATTTTTTAAAGGAGTCTGTAGCAGCGTCATACTCGCAGTCAACTCTGTATTCAAAACCATTGGGTTTGTTCTGGTACTCCTGCAAGATGTCTTGTACCGTTCGAAGTTGGTACCCTCTAATCTCCGGGTTTGCCTCTAGTACGCCGCTAGATCCGTCAGCCTGAGTGAGGTCAATTCCAATATCACCCTTAGTTGTGTGCTCGCCATATGTTCCATAGGTAACAGCACCACCTCTAATTACCCTAGGGGGAAATGTGCTGGAAGTGGAGTCTGTATAGCTAGTAGCAATATCACTGCCAATAATTACAGTTTGAAACTGAGTGCTAGATGGAGGCGTTCCATATACAGTTCTATATCCGTCAAAAGTCTCGCTGACATTCTCAATTAAGACTATATCTCCGTCGCCAAGACCATGAGCGCCGTTAGTTGTAAAAGTAGCAACATTAGAGGTCCTAGAAAAAGCAGTTATTGTTGCTATCGTATCGCTCAGTGTAATAGTTGACACGTCGCTACCGGTATTGTCATACGTAAACGTGTAATCGTCTACTATTGCCTTTACTGTTGCTTCTGGGTCATCAAATCCACTGCCAACATCTGTAATTACAATTTTTTGGCCTGGTACTAGTTCTTGTTTTTTGTCGGTAACAATTGTTGCCACGTTACTGCTTCTTGCAACGCTAGTTATGTAATTAAATAGGTCTACTCCCGGCCTAATTTCATCATTTGCAAAATCAAAATCAAATAGGTCCGTCTTTAGCTCTTCTAGCAGGTCTAGAACAAATTCGTGAGTATCCTGTCTAGTTTCTACAGTAAGAAGACCGTCTACAGTTTGGTCAGGGATAGTTTTTTGGGACCCGCTAACATCTACATAGTTTGCAGCTACGGTAATTTCTGACCTGTCATCTACAGTCAGTCCAACAGTGACTACCGTAAAGTAGCCGGTGTATTTAGCTAGCTCGGTCCCCCAGTCAATCCAAATAACTTCTCCAGCTTGAAAATCGTACTGCCCTTGGTCCAGGGTTATAGTAGCGGTTCCAGAGGAAACTACTGCAGAGGCTTGGTAAGAACTGTTCCAAGTCTTCCAGACTACTCTTCGAGAAAAATAGCTGTTAAATTCTCCAGCGTCGATGCTTACAATTTTGTCTACAAGACTGTATGTACCCCAAATAATTCCACCCCAAACGCAGACGCCGTTACGAACTACGTAAAGCGCGGTTTTTCCCGGCAGTGTATTTTCATAGATGCTTAAGTTATAAGTATCTTCGGTCATCGGGACATCGCCAGAGAACGAACCTGCTTCGTTAATTGTCCTTGAATAAGAAACGCTCTTAAACGGTACTTCTGCCAGAACATCATTCGTCATAAGGTCGCATACGAAGTAGCGGTATTCCACCGCCTGATTCTGTGGGTCAGTAGCGTTAGCCATTTTTCGTCCGTACCTTTGTCTTTAGTATTATTTTAGCAGCTAGCCAATCCAGCCTGATCTCCAATAAACACGGCATGTTGCTGTGCTAGAAGCATTAGAGGTATCTTCAAAACTTATAACGCTAGTTCCAGGATCTACATATATCCAATCAACTAGCACCGCACCCTTAGCTCGACCGTTAGTTACGGTAGCGCCTTCAACCAGAAGTATTTCTCTGTTGTAGGTGTCAATCTCTAGAGTCTGACCCGCGGTTATAGTACTCACAATATCAATCTGATCACCGCTAGTTGTATTAATTATTTCAGTTGTATTGCTACTGGTTGATGTTAGTGGCCCTGAAATTTCAAAGATAAGCGGGACAGCAACGTTACCAGAATTTACAACACTACCGGTACCTCCGGAGTTAATGTCTACGTAGTCGTATCCGTCTTCGTTGCCATCGATCCACTCATATTTGATCGGGTCAACAGCTCTAAGACCAATAGAGAAGTCAGTCCTACCCCTGGCGTTTACAGTTTGAATAGAAGGACGCCCGCTGAGCCTGACATAAGCGGCCTTTGTAGTTGATGGCTCGTTGACAATTAGCCAACCCCCTGCTTTTACCATGTCGCAAGCTTCAATTAGGGTGTTTCTAGCAGCCTCTACCTGAGAGGGGTCTTGAGTCAAGAACGATCCAGTAAGAGTCATGTCTCTGGCAGCCCATCTACCAACAGCTCCATATGAACCGTCTCCCCATCCGCGAGGCAGGTCTGGAATTTCTGGGTCGGGAACGTTCCACCAGCCATCTATGTCGCTAACAACCCAAACAACGTTGTTGGAGTCAATTTTGTTGAAAACTAGATCATTTAGAGTTATATCTTCTTGAAGTTTTAGTCCTGAAAGATAGGGCTCTGGTAGGGCAGTAAGACCAAGATTGACTAATTTATTTTCTTCCGCCTGACCCTGAATGTCAGAGGGGGATGGCTCATAGTACGGCACCATTATCCAGTGATCACCCCGTTTCTAAGCTGGAATCCTAGTTCTCTAGAAACTCCCTTTGCAACTTCCCTACTATCCATCTTGTCACCATTAATGTTGTTTGTTATGTTAACGGTAGTCCCAGCCTGGAATTCGGCATATTCAGGCATTCCTTGCATCCTTGCAGTTGCATAAACACTTGCATTTGAAGAAACAGCTGAACTTACAGCAAGCCTGTCCGCTCCGCCGTAACTGGTAGTAGCTCCAGCACCCAGGGCATTACTTATCCTATTTCTTTCCCGGGCACGGGCAGCATCACCAAGAATGTCTATTTTTCCAAGTTCCGGAATTTCATACCCGCTAATATCTATACCAAAAACATCCCTCATAAAGTCACCGAGGGGGCCTTTTGTTATTAGGCCTATCATGCTATTTATGCCTCTAATAACAAAGTTTAAGATATCTATAAAAATATTTCCAATTGACTGGATAATTCCAGCTCCCAGATTCAAAATTGCGCTTCCTATGTCTCCAAGGAATCCTAAGATATCGCCCTCGAACAGCTTGCCTAGAGCACTTCCAACATCTTCAAATGCAGGTAGAAGACCGCCCAAAACCGTATTTATAACATCAGCTATAAGTGTTAGGACATTTAGAACGGCCTCGATGACAAATCCGAGTATAGGAATAAGTCTTTCAAGAATAACTTTTATTACCGGATCTAGCGCGCTTAATATTCCGCCACCATTTTCGCCACCAAATATTTTTTCAAAGATTTCTGACAGAGGCTCCATAAATCTGGCAAAGGCGTCTTTAACTCCCGCTAGTGTCTCATCAACCGTTGCTCTAAAATCTACAAATTTGTCATAAAATTCAACCATCTTAGTGATTACAAAGATGATCAACCCAACAATTCCTGCTCCCTTAGCAAGCTTTCCAAATTTTGTAAGCATACCTTGCTGAACTGTCTGCGCTTGGGTTAGTGGCCCGAGCTGTCCTGGAGGTAGCTTCTTTGTAAATAGGGCTTTTACATTATCGGTGGCTTTAGAGAAAATAGTTTTTATCCTACTGCCGCCCAGAGCAATAAACGCAAGATACCCAATTAGAACTTGGAATCCAAACCTAAGGACGTCAAACAGAACTCCAACTGCACTTAGGCTTGCAAATATAGGGCCTAGATTATCTAAGATCCTCTTAAAACTTTCACTTCGGACAAAATCTAAAAAGATTCCTGCTCCCGCGTTTAAAGTGTCAAAGAACGCAGAGATCTGAGCAGAATCAGTGAGCTCATTGGAAATCTCTGTTACAGTCTTTAGGAACTCAGCAAATGAAGGTCCTGCATCAATCATCTTGCCTAGCATTTCGCCGAGAGCGGGGGCACCTTCTTTTAGAGTCTTAAAAGTTTTACCAATGTTAGGATTGTCTGCAAGCTTAAAAATCTCCATCAGGAGAGCTCCAATAGAGCTTAGTACGGACCGAGCATTTGCAAATGCATCTTTAAAGAATTGCTTTCCGGCCTCGGGGTCTTCAGAGAACATGTTGGCAAATGTTTCCGTGGACTTTTTCATCCAGTCAAGCATGTCATTGCCAGCGCTGCCGGGGCCGGTGGTCAGCCCGATAAGGTTGCCAAGACCCTCAAAAACATTTCCAAGTATTTCACCGAGGTCGCCCGCTACTTCTCCGGCTTCCTCAAAAAACTTCCTGAGCTCGCCCTGGTCTGTAGTGTCTATCCAATCTTGAGTTTTCTGTACCAAAAACTCCAGCAGATCGGTGAGCAGGGGTCCAGTTGCTTCCACTATATCTAAGAAGATAGTAAGAATATTATTTAAAAGATCGCCAAAGAGCTGAAGATTACTACGACCTCCTTCTTCAAAAGGTTCTGTAAATCCACGGAAAATTCTATCTATTTGCTCGTAGTCAATACTGTTGACTAGATCTTCAATAGCTTGCCCGGCTTGTCCGGCAATTTGGGGAAGTCTTTGCCGCAAAATGGGAAGAAGATCTCTAACAAGTATTTCAGTTGCATCTTGTAGAGGAGGAATAAGTGCATTAGAAACTCTTAGCTCAAGGTCGTCAATTAGTGGCTTGAGAGTTACAAGATATTCGGCAAACTCCCGCTGAGCTTTATTTAGCCCAGCAAATGGGTCCGTTCCAGCTGCTTGCTGGTTCTTTTTAATAAATTCTTCTTGCCCCTTGGAAACCTCTTCGTTTAGGTCAGCGGCTCGATCTTTAGCCCTACGGTAGGCTAGGTCGGCTTCTTCATATGCCAACTGAGCCTCGCGTCGAGCACGAGAGTTTGGTGGAAGGTCTTGGACGCGCTTAAGATTATTTAAGGCATCCTCTAGGTTTAGAGCTGCTCGGGCTTCAGATTGATTTGCTTGCTCTGCATCAAAAGTAAGTTGCTGAAACTCTTCGCGCAGTTCAGCAAGAGATTTACCTAGTTGGCCTGTCGGCTCTGTTGCTTGCCTTACTGCACTAGCTATGTCACCAAAGCCAAATTTAACAGTAGCCATAGTAACTCTAAGAAGAGTAAACGCGTTGGCCAGTACAGCAACAGCGGGAGCTGCCTTACCTAAAATTCCAACTAGAGTTCCTAGAGAAACAACTAGAGAAGAAATACCACCAATTAGAGGTCCAATTATGCCCTGTAGTACGTAACCAACACGTACAAGAGTTTGGAATCTTTTTCGCGCCATCTCCGCTTCAGGCACCATGGAGCGCAAACCATCAGCAAATTTACCAAAGATATTTCCTCTAGTACTGCTGTCAAATCCAGCGGAAAAAGCATCGCCCATGCTTTGACCAGCGCCACGAGCATTTACTATTCCAGAAATATTAGCCAGGTCGCGCCTAAGACTTGACTCAAACCCTTTAGTTATAGGGGAGACAATTATTTCTGCGTGACCAATAATCATTTAGTTGCCCTAACCTAGCGGAGCATCTAGAGTGTTTCCAAATGGAAGATAGGAGTCAGCATCAAACTCGGTGGGCGGAATGTACGGTTTTGTTTCACCGGTATTAAATCCTTCACCAACATTTGAATTACTACTCTTACCTACTTTGTACTTATACGTGGTGCCATAAAGCATTCCGTAAATTACAGATCTCATTTGGCTAACAGCTTCTGCTTCTTCTGCTGTTGAAAACCTAGAGTCTTCCTCAAAGAAATAGTGGATTAGATCAAGCATCTGACTAACCTCCAATTCTCCTAAGTTCAACCCTAGGGTTATGGCCTTTCCGTTAACATAAGGCCAGAGGTCCACGGCCCAAAGTGCTAGACCTCTGGCTGCGGATTTGGGCGGTCACCGTATTGCTCGACGAGCCACCCCGTAATCTCTCCCAGAGTCTCTGCCGTGACAACTCTCTCTTTGTCAACAACCAGAGCATTAAACCTCTCAAGGCTTTCGTCAAGAAGAACCTGAGAGAAAAAGTCATTCACCATAGCGGCCTGGTCGGCTGCATCTTCCGAGCTGGACTTAGCTACCATCTCAAGGAGAATTTTTCCTGGAATTGCAGGTATGCAGTGAAATTCTTCGCCATTAATAGCGAACGAAATTGGCTCTAGTTTTTCATTAAGAGAAACATTTCCAAAGTCTCTAAATTTTGCCATTTGTAATTACCTCAATCTGTATCTTTATCATTTGGCGTGGTATTTTTACCACTACTCAATTTTACCGTAGGATTTGTCTTCTTATTCCGGGGCGCAGCTGATCAGTAAGGTATCTATTAGGTTTAGTTCCAGGGTGCCGAACAATTGGAGTTCTAATTATCCTTGACCCTTTTACAAAAACAAGTTGCCCGCCCGGCTTGTTGGGAGTAATTATGTGAGGCCTTGTGCCCTCGTGGTGTAGTCTGGCATAGTGGGTATATCCACCGATTTTTACCGCAGTCTCTCCTGCTTTCTTCACCTGAGAAAATCTAATACTAGATCTAAGTCGCCCGGTTTTTACCCCTACCTGATTTCTTGCTCGTACGGTAATTTTACTTCCCACGCCGTACATGTAGCGACCTACAGTGCCTCGATGGCTTCGAAGCATGAATTCAATTACTGGATCGTAGAGAGTTAAATTGACAAGCTTGTAGGCTAAAGGTCTGTTAGGCGGGAGAGGAGGAGGCGGCGGGGCCCCTCCACCCCTACGAAGCCTTCTAGAGAGCCTAAGAGCCGCGGTTAAAACAAAACTATCGGGAAAACCTCTTGGCATTATGGAACTGCCATTGTAATGAGCAAGTTAGTGCTCTGGAATCCGCCTTCAGGAGGAGTAACATCAAGAGTTGCAATAACCCCAACGCCGTAACCAGTTTCGTCCCACTGGTCTAATTGGTTTACAGCCTGCATAAGTACCCACGAATCATAGGCAAGAATTTCTGACGCGGCTTGAATTTTTTCTGGAGCTGGGGGTCTACCGTTTTGTCCAACAATTGGAGTTTGACGGGCAATTGAAACTGTTATGGTAGCACTCCGAGGTACGTGGCAGCGTTGTGGTTCGCCAACCTCCGCACCCGGAGGCCCCAGATAAAGTTGCTGAAAATAAACAACTAATTGTTCGCAGTCGACAGCTGGCTGAGCCATTGTCCAGTATTTGCGCTGGGGTAGCTCAACATTGTATGACTGGAATACTGACTCCACACGCTCCAAGACGCCCTGCATCATGTCTCTGAGGTTAGTTGCATCCTCAGAAACACCAGAAAGATCTATAGCGGTGGTAGTCATTAAATTACTCTGCCTCTGGCTCTGCTACAGGAGCTGGCTCAGCGACGGCTACAGGCTCTGCAACAGCAGGGGCTGGCTCAGCAACAGCAACAACAGGCTCAGCAACTACTGGAGTTGGCTCTGGTGTTGGGGTTGGTGCAGGAGCAGCGACCTTTGGTGCAGGGTTTGCAGCAGGCTTCTTTGACTTCACAGCGCCTGGCATATCTGCGGCGGTGAAGTTAGTCATCATGTCTGCCATGGTTCCTTCTTTCTACTATGAGTACATCACAATCCGGAGGTTTCCGGATGCAACATATGTTAGTGACCCATCACTGCCTACGGCCCATAGGGTCCATGTTCCCGGATCTACCAATCCTAACGCAGATACAGCCTTGTCATACGAGACGTCAAAGCTGACAACCTCGCTGACTGTATCTACCGTTACGGCGCTAGAGTCCAAGTTTACTGTCGTGGTTCCACTGTAGCTATAGAGAGTTACTAGCGGAGTGTAACCAGAGTCGGGGAAAAAGTTGCTTAAGTCAATTCCTGTAATGCCCGCTGAGGTCCAGGACGCAGCGGTACTCTTAACCAGCGTTAGGTCATAGTCTGCGTCTACAGCGAGAGATAAAGTCTTTGGCGTGTAACGGCGAGCGCGTGGTGTATCTACAGAGAAGACCTTTGACTTACGGCGGGCGTTGTCTGGGTTGGCGGTCTTAAGGAATAGGTCAATTTCGTAGAGGCCTGTGCGGAGCTCGTCGATAAATTCTTGGTTATCTAGGATGGTGTAAGAGACGCCCTGACGTGAAACAGAAGTTACACGCTGAGGAAGCTCGCACATCTCGTCGCCAGCCCAAAGGCGGGCAAATTCAATGGCTAGCTTACGGGCTGCCATCTTGCCAGCTACTGGCACAGGAATTCCGTATGAGTACGTAATCTCAACGTTACATGGAGTCCAAGGAGTTCCGGCGCGAATGTGAAGAGTGGAGTGGTCTACTAGGTAGTAGCTAGAGGGATCAATTATCGTCCCCGTCTTGTTCCTAATCGCGTGAATTTTTGTGACTGGGCGACCCCTGAGTCTGATTCTGGCGTCAGGAGATAGGCCGTCAGCAACCAGTTCTGAATATTCGTCATAGTCCCCCGATGGAATATTGTAAACATCACCGCCGAATAGTACAGGACTGTTAGTGCGATCGGAAGGGCCCATTCTATTGTTCCTGAGAGTACAGGTATAACGCTCGGTGACAGTGGTAACTCCTGTGTACTTACGGCCAGACATAGCCCAAAGTAAGTTGGACGCTACCTGTACGGCCTCATCTGAATATTCCGTGTAGGCGTAATCACCAAGCTCCGTGGCTTGAATCCACAAGTTAGCGTTCGTTGGCATTTTACCTCTCTATAATTTTAACGGGTGACAGCCCAAGCCGATTTGCTTAAGCTGCCACCCGTCGTGGTACTTCTATTAGGAAGTAGCTGCGTTCTCGTTCGACTGGATGATGAAGTCGATGTCGTTGTCCTCGTTGTAACTGACGTTACCTGGAACGTTGTAGCTGCTGTCCGGGCTAGTAGCCGAGAGGCTAGTAACTGCAACAGGCGCTGGGTGGCTCTCAGTTACAGAGTTGGCTACTGTTACGCGAGCTGAAGCACCGACGTTGAACGAAGTAACGTCCGCGGTGATCGAGCTGTTGGTGTAGCTAACTGTGTTGGATGTAACTGATGCAACGGTGTAAGTTCCGTTGAACAGAGCGCCAACATTCTGTACGTAAACCGTGTCGCTTGCAGCAATGCTGTGAGCAGCGCTGAAGGTAAGAGTTGCCAGAGTGTTGGTGAGAGTTGCAGCAGCGCTGTCAAGGGTGATCGTCGAGCGGCTTGAAGCAGGAGCTGTAGCCGAGGTGAAGATAACCTGGTCAGTGCTGTTATCGGTCCAAGTGTAGAATCCGTTGAGGCCAGTAGGTGCCCAGTCGGTACGAGCGTAAGCGTATGGGCGCTCAGCTGCAACTGGGAACTCCCAGCGTCCGTCGATTCCAGACTGGAAGCTTGCGTTTCCAAGTCCGTAACCCTCGAAGGTGTTTGCTAGCAGACCGTTCTCGATTACGCGGTCTCCAGACTGACGCATCTTGACGAATGGGAATACCCAGTGGAAGTATGGAAGCGTGGCAGTCTTCTTGCCGTCCTTGATAGCGTGTGACCATACCTCAAGGGCAACACCGTTACCAGCTGGATCGTCTCCAACTCCTGGAGCAGCCCAACCGATGGACTTGTTGTTTGGGTCCTCGGAGGTTCCTAGGTTCTTGCGAAGAAGAAGACCACCGGAGAGCAACTGCGATAGCTCTGGGTCTGGCTCACAAATAGCAAGCTCCATGGTGATTCTCTTTAGGGTGTCGGGAGCCTTGTATGTAACACATACAACACCGTTGGCACCCTTCTCTGTGATTTCGTCGCCCTCTTCATACTCAGGGGTAAACGATACTCTCATGAAGGCAGAAGTCGTGTAGCTGTCTGCATCTCCAGTGAGAAGATTACCAGCAGCATCTAGGCGGGTGACACGGATTGACACACCCTGAATGCTGGCTGCATAGTCTTGAGTAGCCATTTAGCTATTCTCCTTAGTTTCTTTCTAGGCTGTCAGGTCTACCCGGACAGCAAGGTGGATGGATGTGTCAAAGTAAACCGCAGCGGGGCGGATCGCTTTGATACGCATGTCATTCTGATTTCCGTTGACATCATAAGCCTGGCTTAGATTGTCATTTACGACATCGACGTCGCCAAGATACAACTTGACAGCGCCAGTGCCGTACATCCATTTGTTGGTAGCCGATGCTGCTGCACCAGTCTGACCAGTAGGACCGTTGCCTGAGTAACCAGAGCCGATGACAACAGGAGTACCAGACAAAGTCTGTAGGTGGTCCTTTCCTTCTGAGTGAAGGAAAACTTGACCGGTAGTAGATAGCAGTGCAGCTACATCGCGAGTCATGTGAATGACTCCGTTCTCTCCGGCATTAGAAGCGGCAGCCATGTCAGCCTCAAGCTGAGCTAGAGCAAGGGTAGCACCTAGGGCTGTAGTACCGTTTACCAGGTTTGCATTTGCATCAGAGAGAGCTTTGTTGTCGTGAGACTCGCCCTTGCGGACAGCTCCGTCCCAAAGTTCCGTCTCCACTGCTTTTTGTGTCATGCCTTCGAGCTGGCGAGTTAGCCTAGCAATTCTGTCGATGGCGTTAAAACTTAGTCCCGAGCGAGTTTCCTGCAGC